GGATCAACGGCGTGCCCTCGGCCAAGGCGGCGATCGGCAACGGCGATCTCCTCGGCCACATCGTCGGCTCGGGCTGGGACGGGGCGGCGATGTCGATCAACATGTCGCCCGGCGCCAGCCCCGGCATCGTTTTTCTCGCGCTCGAAGACTGGACCGGCGCGCATCACGGCGCGCAGACGACGATCCAGGCGGTGGCGCTCGGCACCACCACCGTCGTCAACGAGGTCCGGGTGCGCGCCGACGGCACGCTTTTTCAGCACGGCGGCGGCTGGTGGGGCAGCTCGGCGCCGGCGAGCCAGCCGACCGGCGGCGGGAGTGCCGTCACCAGCGTCGCCGGCAGCGGCGCGCAGGCCTATCTCAACACCCGCTACACCGGGGGTGCGGCGGCGGGCCCGACCGGCTACACGGTCGGCGACCTCGTCGCCGCGCTCAAATCCTACGGGCTGATCGACGCATAGGGGGGAGTGAGCCATGCTGCCGTTGGGGACGGGCGCCCCGGTCTATCTCGACATCCAGCAATGGAACGCGGTATTGGCGGCCTTGGCCGAGGCGCCCTACCGGGTCTCGGCGCCGCTGATCCAGGCGATCCTCGGCCAATTGCAGCACCCGCTACCGCCGCCGCCCGAGCCCGGGATGCCCGCCGGCCCGAACGGTGCCGTCTTTGATTCCGGCGCCGGAACTAAAGGCGGTGCCGCAGAGGTGGAGGCCGCCTGATGTTCCGCATCGACAACCCGACCGCCGTTCCGGCCGCCCCGGCCCTACCGGGCCCTTCGACCCCCGGCTATTTCACCAACGGCAACCCGTCGAGCGCGGTCGCCGCGACAATCGTCGACGATTGGTGGCTGAACCAGATCCAGGAGGAGATCCTCGCCGTCATCGGCGCCGCCGGATTGACGCCGAGCAAGGCCGACACGACGCAGCTGCTGCAAGCCCTGCGGCTCTTGGCGTTTGCCGGCAAAACCCCGATCGTCGCCGCCACCGATTTTTATGTCGCGACGACCGGCAACGATACGAGCGGCAACGGCAGCGCTGGCGCACCATGGGCGACATTGCCCTACGCCTACAATTGGATCGTCCAGAACACCGTCAACCTCGGCGGCTACCCGATCCGCATCAACCTCGCCGCCGGCACCTACACCGCCGGGCTCAACGCCACCGTGGCGCCGTTGAGCGGGCCGGTGCAAATCCTCGGGCCCGCCGCCAACCCCGCGGCGGTCGTGATCAATGTTGCCAACGCGCATGCGATCTGGGCGCAGTTCAACGCGGTCCTCGACGTCGAGCATTTGACCTTGCAAGCCTCGGGCACCACCGCCGGCGGCTCGGCGCTCGTCGCCGCGCAGGGGGGCACGATCACCTTCGACGACGTCGTTTTCAACGCCTGCGACGTGTCGCACATCTTCGCGAGCTTCGGCGGCCAGGTGCGGGCGCTGACCAAGTATGCGATCCACGGCGGCGCGCAGCAGCATATCCTCGCGACCTCGGGGGCGACGGTGATCCAGTCGCCGGTCACCTCCGACGTCGCGATCACCCTGACCGGCACGCCGAATTTCTCGTCGTCGTTCAACGAGGCGCGCGACCTCGCCTACATCTATTCGCCGCGCTCGATCTTTACCGGCTCGGCCACCGGCTCGCGCTATTCGGCGATCGACAACGCGGTCATCCAAACCCTCGGCAAGGGCGCCACCGCGTTTCCGGGGAACGCCGCCGGCACGGTGGCGACCGGCGGGATTTACGCATGACGACAAGCAACGAGGATTTCGAGCGCGCCCTGGCGCTGATCCTGCGCCACGAGGGCGGCTATTCGTGCCACGCGGGCGACGCCGGCAATTGGACCGGCGGCAGCTGCGGCGAGGGCGTGCTCCGGGGCACCAAATACGGGATCTCGGCCGCCGCCTATCCCGAGCTCGACATCGAGCGGCTCGAGGCGGCCGAGGCCGCCGCCATCTACCGCCGCGACTATTGGGACAAGGCCGGCTGCGCCGACCTGCCGCCGCGGCTCGCCTATGTCGTCTTCGACGCCGCGGTCAACAATGGGGTCGGCCGCGCCGTCCGCTGGCTGCAGGAGACATTGGACGTGCGCGCCGACGGGGTCTGGGGGCCGGCGACCCGAGCGGCGGCGACGAGGGCGTTCGAGCGCGACCCCGAGGGCGAGGCGCTCTTGATCGAATTTCACGCCCGCCGGCTCTCTTTCATGGTCGGACTCGGCGCCTGGAAAGAGTTCGGCCGCGGCTGGTCGCGGCGCCTGGTGCGCGTCCCGCTCGACGCGGCCGACAACTGGCCGCTGCCCGGCTTCTAAGATCGAGGATGAGCGCCGCCGAGTTCGCCCGGGTCGCCTGGCCGGTGGCGATTGTCGTGCTCGGCATGGTCCTCGGGATCACCGCGATGGTCGCCGCCGCCTTTTGGCGTCACCCGGAGATGATCCCGCCGATCGTCCAATCCTGGTCCGAGACCCAGGCGGTGGTGCGGATGATCGGAATCCTGGTCATCGTCCCGGCGATCTGCGCGCTCGGCATGCTGGACAAGATCTCGGGCGGCGAGGCGATCACCGCGATCTCGGCGATCGCCGGCTATGTGCTGGGCCACGCCGCCGGCGTGCCGCCGCCGCGGCCGCCGCCGGTCACTCCGGCTTAAAAGCCGGCGCGGCCTCCTCGACCTCTCCCGAATACCAGCATTGCTCGGGCACGCGCCGGGTCGAGGCGTGCACCCAGCGCCGGCCGATGACCAGCACGATCAGATGCGGCTCGACCGTCCCCGGCCGCAACCGGAACGAGGTCGGCCGCCGCAAGACCGCGACAGTCGAGCGGACCGGCACCAAATCGGCGGCATGGCAAGCCGGTCCGACGATCGCCTCGGCGGCGGCATGCTCCGCCGGCGTTGCGTCCCTCACATCCGCGATCGGCGGACCCGGCGGCAGGCCGGGCGGCCAGGGCAGGATCAGCTCCGCCCCGCCGACCCGGTCGGCCGCCTTCTTCTGCTTGCCCGAGAGGGCGATCGGCTGCCAGCTCGTCATTTGGCTTCAATGAGGCCGGCGGCGGTTGCCGCCGGATCGATCACACGAGCGTGACCACGCGAATGCTCTCGCTCTCGCTTCGATGAGGCCCGGCCGTGGCCGGGAAAACCGCAACGAGCGTTACCGCCCGTCCGTCAGATCCCTCGCTTCGATGAGGCCCGGCCGGAGCCGGGAGCGCCATCATCGCCGGGCGCGCGCTGCGGGTCAACCCCATCGGGGCCGTCTTTATTTGCGGCGCCGGGGTCAAAGGCGGCGCCGTCTTTATTTGCGGCGCCGAGCTCGTCGGCGAGGATCCGGTGCAATTCGGCGAGCGCCGCGAGGCGCTCGGCCAAGAGCGCGGCGAGATCGCGCCACACCCCGGGCCGCGGCCGGTCCTCGCCGCTCGTCCAGCGCCGGACCGCGCGCGCCGAGACACCGAGGGCGCGGCTCAAATCGTGCTGCCAGCGCGACCCGTAGAGAGCCTCGCCGCAGCGGCGCAGCAGGGCGGCGATATCGCCGGTCACCGAAAATCCTGCGGCCGGAAATAGGCTCCCTTCGCCGCGTCGAGGGTGTCGACGGTGAGCAGGTAATTGTCGTTGTGCGGCTGGACCGTCAGGCGGCCGTCCGGCTGCCGTCTCACATACCGGCCGTTTGGTGTCAGCGCGACGGTGTTCGGTGGGTCGATGTCCGGGGCCGGGCCGCGAAAGCCGTCGCCCAGATCGGCTCGCGCCGCCTCGGCCGCGTCCCGCCGGGCCGCGATATCGTCGTCCATCTACCGCACCTCCACAACATAGCTCTTGCCGCCGCCGCCGACCCGGCCTTTGCCATCGACCGCGATCACCTTTTTGACGATGCGCTCGACCGCGCCGCCCTTGCGGGCGACCGAGATCGCGTCGCCCTCGCGCACATAGCGATAGCAGCGGACGACCCAGCGGCCGTTCAGCATCTCGAATGTTCCGTCGATTTGGTTGGTCATCTCGGCGGGCCTCCTTGCCCATCCTCGGCGGGGCCGATCCCCGTCCGTCACGTCCTCTATATAGGACGTTTGCGCCGCGCCGTCAACCTCTTTTAGCTAGACATTCGACCTCTAACCCATTGCTGCATCTGGGATGCTTTTGCCCGTTCCGGGGCTGCTAGACAGTGCAACCGGCTGAATAATCGCGAAGCTCATTGTCCGGTAGGGGACGCCACAGTGTCCTTATCGTTTTGATTTTGTTGATGTGCTAGACAGGTTTTCACGACCTGCTAGACAATTTTGATCCGCGGATGTTCGCAATTTCGGGGTTCGGCGCCGCCGATTCCGTACCACTTTTTTCGGCTTTTGTTCGCAGCCGCGCCATCGCCGTTTCAGCCAGCCGGGCCTGGCTCACCGCCTCGATATAGGGCTTCACCTGCGCCATGTTGCGATGCCCGCTGATCGCCTGGACCTCGCTGATCGAGCACCCGGCCTCGACCAATCGCACGCACGCCGCCTTGCGCAGTCCGTGCGCCGAGCAACCGTGCGGCAACCCGGCCTGATCGACCCAGTCGCCAAACCGGATGCCAAACCCTTTTTCGCTGTAGGGCTTGCCGTCGCGCGTGACGAGGAACGTCAGATTGCCCGATGGCGTCGCGTCGATCACCGCTTGCAATTCAGGCAGGACCGGGATGCGCAGCACCCGATCCTCTTTTTCCATCTTGGTTTTTTTCTGCCGCACATAGAGCACGCCGTCGCGGATATGTTGCGGCCCCATCCGCACCACGTCGGACCGGCGTTGCGCGGTGTAAAGCAGCAGCGCCAAGGCGAGCCGCGCATTGGTGCCGACCCCGTGCCGCGCCTCGAATTGCGCGATCTCCGCCTCGCTCCAGGTGTGGATCGAGCCGGCCTGCGCCTTGCTGCGCTCGACCCCGATCGTCGGGTCGCTGTCGATCAGCCCGGCGTCGAGCGCATAGGCCATCAATCCGCGCAATGTCTTCAGCCAGTTGTTGCGCTCGAACGGCTTGAGCGGGCTGAGGATCACCGAGGTGATATGACCGCGCGTCAACGCCGCGATCGGCTCCTGCCCGACCGTCGCGCGAATTTTTTCGAGGATGCGCCGGCGCATGCCGCGCGTCGACAGGGCGAGCCCCGCAAAGCTCGGATGCTCGTAATAGCCGGCAACCGCCGCCGTGAGGCTGCCCGGCCGCGACCGCCCGATCGTCTGGCGCGGAGGTGTCTGCGCGACCGCCTGGTGATAGGCGGCCATGAATTCGGGCGATCCCGGCTTTCCCGGCAACGGGATGTCGCGCTGGCCCTGGCGGCGCAAATAACAGCGCAGCTTGCCCCGGTTATCGACGTACTTTTTTATTCCAGTCAGGCGGGTTCTCATAATACTTGTCCCAGGGATTGGGCGGCTTCTGGTCTTTGCTCGGCTCGCCGATTTGGACGAGGATTTCGCCATCGCGCGTGATTTTGACCTCGCGCACCGGCAATCCTTCTTTGCGCACCGCGCGGAGCGCTCGGCTCACATCCGATTGCCGAAAGGCTGAGCGTTCCCGAGCCAAAGTTGATATCCCCGCCGCCGGAATCAATCGAGCTTAACAATGTTGTTGCAATGATAATCACAGCCGCGCGGCGAGCGCCGCCTGCTCGACCGGGGTCAGGTCCCAGGCGGCGACGACGACCCAGAGGTCGCCCTGGCCGAGGCGGCGCAACAGCATCGGGTCGACCGGCGGCTCGGGGCGCCAGAGCGCCTCGAACAGGATGTGGTAGTTGGCGAGGCCGCGCTTCGGGCGCAGGTGGATCGGCACCAGCGGCACCAGCGCCCGGCGCCGCGCCCAGGCGGGCCGGCTGGGCGGCGTCGGGAACGTGCCGGCGGGCCAGTCGAAATAGCACCGGACCTCGCTGTCGCGGACCCAATCCTTTGCGGCCATGCGGATCCCGCCGTCGCTGTTGTAGCTCAGATGACAGGTTTCGGCGTCGGCGCGGCACAGCGCCAATTTCGGGTAGCCGTCGTCGCCGACCCCGGCGGCGGCGACCGAGGCCAGCGCCCGGATCACGACGCGGCCCTGCGCGATCAGCCGATAGGTGCGCTGGATCTCCTGGTCGATCGGCTCCGACCAGTGCTGGTGCTCGCGGTATTTGCGGTAGAGCTCGCGCGCCTTCTCGCGGTCGAGCTCGAGGGTCTCAGCCTGCATTGTCGAAATCCTCCGGAAAATCTTCGGGCGGGTGCCGCGAGCGGTCGTGGTCGAAGACGCCCTCGGGCAAATCGGCGATCAGGACGCGGCGACCGTCGCCGGGATAGCCGGCGCAGGCGGTCCTCAACAGCGAGTTGTCCCTGTGCCAGCGCTCCAAGCACGGGTCGCACAGCACCGCGTAGGCGCCGTCGAGCGGCAAGCCGCAGACCACGCAGCCCCAGCCATGCCCCGGCTCGGCGCCGCGCCGGCTGAGCATGACGATGTTCCGGCAGGAGCCGCCGCCGCCGTCTTTATTTCCGGCGGCGGAATCACAGGCGCCGCCGCAGATGCAGCACGGGCCGAAATCGGGCGCGTCGTCGTCGCACATCGCTACCTCGCCAAGTCCAAAAGCGTGTCGAGCACGGCGCGCATGCGGGCGAGCTCGCGATCCGCCTCGATCGCCGACATGCGCCCGTTTTTGACCCAGCGCGGGTAAGCGCGCTCCCGGAGCGCGATCTCGCGCTCCACGCAGTGGATTTGCTCGATTAGCGGCACCGCTGGGCTCATGCCGCGGCCTCCGCAAGCTCGCCGATCGGTTGGGCGGCGCCGGCGTCGAGCCAGTAGCTTCGGCCCAGGCCGGCGCGGGCGAGGTCGGGCACCTGGTCCTTGCGACTTGCCGTCATGCAGACGAGGGCCGGCATCTGCGCGCGGTCGAGCAATGCCATCAGCCCGGAGCGCGACGGCGCGTCGAGGAGGTCGGCGGCGTCGATCACCACCATCGACGAGCCGTCGCGCCCGGCCATCGCCACCTGCAGCACGATCCGCGCCCGGTATTGCTCCGAGCTCGACAACAGGAGATACGGTCGGCCGCCCAACGTCACGGTCATGTCGGGCTCGACCGCGACCGCCGGCCACTCGGCCGCCGCCGCCAATTCGGCGAGCGGGCCCCCGTTGAACGCGGCCAAGACGCGGCCGAGCTTTTCCGCCCGCAGCCCGTCGCCGGCGAGGATTTTGAGGAGCACCTCATTGGAGGCGATCTTGCCGGAGAGATCGGCGGCCTCGTTGCGCTGATGCCAGGCGCGCTCGCGCGCCCGCGCCCGATCGACCGCATCCTTGGCCGCCGCGGTATCGGCTGCTGCGGCGGGGCCCGCCGGCAATTGCGCCAGGCGATGCGACGCCTCGCTCGCCTGCTGCATCCGGGCGCGCGCCGCCTCGACCGCGCGATCGGCCCGGCCGAGCTCGGCGGCGAGCCGCGACACGGCGCCATCGGCCTCGGCGATCTGGAGCCGCCGCGCTTTCAGATCCGCCGGCGAAATCGCCTCGGCGACGACGAGACGGCTTTCGACCAGGTTGACCTTGACCAGATCGACGAGGGCGCCGCAATGCGGGCACGGCATCGGCGCCCCGGTGCCGCCGACCGGCAACGCCGCCCGCGCCGCCTGAGCCTGCTCGAGCTCGGTGTTTGTGTGCTCGGCCGCGGCTTCGGCGTCGCGCAGCAGATCCCGGCGCTCGTCGAGGCTCGCCGCCTCGGCCGCCCAGTGCTGGCGCTGCGCCTCGGAGACCGCGCGGGTTCCGACCGCCTCGTCATGGCTGCGGCTCGCCGCCTCGCTTTCGGCCGCGAGCCGCTCGGCGGTCATGTCGTCGAGGTCGCTCGTCCAATCGGCCGGGAGCCATGACGCCGCGACCCGCGAGCCCCAGCTCTGCCCCGTCACCTGGCGCCACTGGCCTTTGAGCTCGGCGCCCTTGTCGCGGCGAAGCTGCAACGCGTGGTCCCAGCCGCGGTCTTCGAGCAATTGCCAGACCGCCGCGACGATCGTCTCTTCGCCGAGCCCGGCCGCGGCGAGCGCCGCGCTCACATCGTCACGGTCGGGGGCAGCTTCGAGGCACTGGGCGAGGACGGCGCCGCGGTCGCGCGGCGCCAATTCGGCGAGCGACATCATGCCGGCGGCATAGGCGCTCGCCTGCGGGGCGATGCCGGTGGCGGAAGCCGCGGCCTCGGGCCACAAGACGCGCACCCGCCCGGCCGGGTCCTCGATCTCGACCGAGCCGGCGGCGGCGCCGTCGTGCACCAGGAGGCTCGCCCGGCCCTTGGTCGCGAGCCCGGCGATCGTCGGGTCGCCGACGAGGGCGGCGGCCGCCGCCTGCGCCACCGAGGATTTGCCGGCGGCGTTCCTGCCGGCGACCAAGGCCACCGGGTCGAGGTCGATATCGGCCGCCGCACAGCCGCGGAAATTCCTGACGCGGATCCGGATCATCGCCGCTCACATCTCGAAATTGACGCGCCGGCCGGATGGCGTCGCGAGTGGCGGTTGCGGCTCGGCCGCCGGCTGTTGCGGAGGCGCCTCCTGCGCCACGGCGGCGGGCGCCGGCGGGCCTTCCGCTACCGGGGCGGCGCGCGGTGGCCGGCCGCGGCGACGGGGCTCCTGCGGCTCCGGCGCGGCTTCCGGCACCGGTGATTTTCCGTCCTCGGCGGCGAGATCGAGCCCGACCGCTTTTGCCGCCTCGACAAAGGCCGGCAATCGGCCTTCGCGGGCGGCGTCGCCGAGGCCGGCGATCTGGTCGAGGGTCAACGCCTCGACCGCGCGCCGGTCGAGCGCGATCGCCCGCTGCGCGGCAAAGCGCAGGACATTCGCGCGCTTTTGGTCGAGGACGCTGTCGGTGATCAGCTCGCTGCGGTCGAGCTTTAGCATTTCGAGCTTCCAGCGGATCAAGACGTCCTGCGGGACGAGGGCGAGGACCGCGTTGCGATAGGCTTTCGACTGCGCGATCGTCGAATAGTTCGGGCGCTCGTAGGGATTGCCGTCGCGCGAATATTCGAAGCGCGCCTCGCGGCGCTCGACCTGGATGGCGTTCCCGGTTTTGAGATCGAGCATCTCGCAGACCGCGGCATAGTAATCGGCCTCGTCGGCGAGCTCGTGCACGACCGAGGCCGAAACCGACATCGGCAGGTTTTCGGCGGGATAGCTGGTAAAGGTGAAGAGCGCCCCGGTCTTTTGCATCGAGGCGACGAGGCGGTGCTTCAACCCCTTGTAATGCGCCGCCAGGTGGCGCGCGCCGACGACGCTGACCCCGGTCGTGAGCTTGCGGTTGATCTCGAAGCTGTAGACAAAGCTCGCCGAGCCGGCGCCGTGCAGAATTTCCTCGGCGACGAGCTGATCGTCGCGCGCCTCCATGCAATGCCAGGCATCGACATCGAAGCCGTCGCCCATCATCCGCACCGCTTCGAGCGCGCGCGCCCGGCCGCGCGGCTCGGCCAGCCGCGGCAACGTGCTGCGTTCGTCAGACATCGCCAAATCCTCGCTGCGATTTGAGGTCGAGAGCCCGGATCATTTCGGCGCTCGAGGTCCGGCCTTGCCAGTGGTCGATCAGCGCCTGGCGGTGCCGCATGACCCAGCGCCGGATCGCGGCGACGGCCGCAAAGTCAGTGGGCAGGACGGCCACGGCGATGACCAGCGGCGTCTCGTCGCCGATCATGATGTCGGCCCCTAATCCGGTTTCCCTGGCGGCGAGCGTCGTAAAGACAAAGCCGATCTCGTCGTCGCGCATCGGGAGCCTATTCCGCCGCTAAATTGAACCCAAACCCTGGCGCACGATTTTCGAGAAACGCGTTTCGCAATTCCTCCACCGGGTTCTGGCCATGGATCCACTGCATTACGATTCGCGTGAGCTTGTGTCGTAAAATCCAATGCAGGGTATCCGATTTTCTTTCCTCCGGTATGTCGCAATATTTATGCATGGCATTGGCCACCTGCCAAATTTGCGGGCTCATCTTCGCGTTTATCAATTCCACCAAAAATTCTTTTCCTACGGTTTGCTCCAGTTTTTTAATATTCGTTCTCGTTGGTCCGCTCGCCACGGCGCCCCCACCCAAATAAATTTCGATCCATTGAACCGCCGTCGTTTTCTGCACATGGCCGGACGCCTCGGCAAATAGCTTTTCTGCCTCACCCGGCATTATTCTTACCGGCATCTCTGTCCAATTTAATGCACGACATGCATTTGTGCGGCGATGCCCGTCACAAATTATATATCCGCTACCGTTTGGCTGCCTCATCGTCACCAACGGTGGATATAGAAGGCCAAACTGCTGAATGCTTCTTTTTAAGGAGTTGAACGCAGAAGATATCTCCAAACGCGCCGCTGGCTCCCAGGGTGCATTGTGAAGATCAATCATTTTTACAGTAACAATTATATATTTGTGCTGGAACTCGTCTGTCATGTCGATGGCCTCCTCCGCGTTAGTCACTAGACAGCGTTTGATTTTTCCGGATTGCCTTCTCTGCAAAACTCGGTTCCGAACGCCGGGCAGAATTTCGCGCTGCACAAGATCGAGTTCGGGTTCGCCAAAAACGCCTCGGCGCGGCCGGGCGGGGTGCCGGTGGCGTCGTCGCCCTCGCGGAACACCTCGAGGTCGCGGCGGATGTGGGCGAGGACGTTGGCGGCGGTCAATTCCGCCGGGGCGATCGGCACCGGGCTCGACACCGGGTCGGGCTGCGGCTTTCCGACCGCGACGCGGCGGACGAAATCGACGGCGGCGTCGGCGATGTCGATGCCGTTCGAGCGCGCCAGCAAACTATAGCCGCCGAGCTGGGCGGTGTGGCTCCCGCCGGCGCGCGCCCCGCTTTTCAGGTCGCGAATGCGCTCGGGCTCGCGCGCGACGACGTCGGGCTGCCCCGACAAGACGAGGCCCGGAGCCACCTCGGCCTCCAACCGCTCCTCGACGAGGAGCGGCTCGACCTGCGGGGCGACGACGCGGTGATAGGCGCGCGCCATGCCGACCGCCTGGACCTCGGCCTCGACCCGGTTGTGGGTGGCGCCCGAGGGCCCGTCGAACGCGATCTCGCCCTGGCGGAGGTCCTCGGCCAACGTCACCGCGGCGACGTCGGCGGCGACCGTCGACGGCGGCAAGCTTCCGCTTTTGGCCTTTTCGCGCAAGGTGATCTCGGCGGCCCGGTGGATCGCGGTGCCGATCGCCGCCCCGATGCCGCGCGGCGTCGACCGCAGCCGGTAGCCCATGGCGCTGATCTCGCGCCAAAAGAGCCGTGCTGCCGCGCGCCGGGGGCAATCCGGGTACTGGCTCAAGGCCGAACAGCGGATCACGATATCGGGGCCGATCATCTTTAAGCCCCGCAGGAGAGCGGCCAACCCGCAGGTTGACCGCCCTCGGCTGTTACCGGATGATCTTGACGATTAGCCGCAAGATCACCAGGATACGCAGCCGGAGCTTGGGATGTTTGCCCATCCCATCCTCCTCTGCGAGATGCCGGTCCCAACGCGACCGGCATTTTCGTTTTAGCGGCCGTCACCGGCGGCGTGAATATCGCCGTGGTCACCCCTGGCGCTCCCGAGTGAATTCGTTCGGCAGAAACTCGCGCGCCTCGGGCGGATCCGGCGGCGGCTCGATCGCGTCGCAGACCGCGCGCAGCATCGCGGTCCAGCCGATGTCGGAAAGGATCAGCTCGACACGCTCGCCGCCCGCGGCGGCCGACACGACCTCGCCGGCGACGAGCCGCCGGAAGCGCCGCTCGTCGAGCACGACGCGGAGCGCGGTCATTTCGGCATATCCTTGCGGCTCGCCTTGCGCGCCCAGGCGACAGCGTTTTTGATCGCGGCCTGGTGCTCGGCGCCGCCGAGATCGGCCTCTCCCGGCTTATAGGTTGCCCAGACGTGGTGCCGGACCGACGCCGGCAAGCGGCGCCAGTGCGGCGCGCACATCAGGAGCCGCGTCGACACCCGCTTCGGGCAATTTGGCCAGGCGCAATCGTGTCTTTGCAATTCAGGACCCTCGCGATCCCCAGAAACGAGGTGCCCCGATCATGGCTACCGTCACAGAACCACGTCAAGAAGGTTCTGTGATTTTTCCCATCACCGAATCGGCCGCCGGCGCTTGACGCGGGAATCCGACTGTCAGTTAATGGACAGGTTCTTTGGGCTGCGTCGTTAACCACGCCACCCTCGAAAAAATCCGCCAGCACCGAACCGGGACGGCCTGCATGCATGATCCGAATGATGATCGCCTCGCCGCGGCTTTTGTGGCGTGCGTCACAGCCGAGCGCCGCCAGCGTCTCGACCGCCGCGGCAGATGGGTTCAGATCGCGGGCGGCGTTTTTTTCGCGATCGGCGGCGTTGCCGCCGGCGCCGCGATTAACCATCCCCTCCTGGCGCTCGATTTTGCTGTGCCGATCGCGCTGCTGCTGGGCGGCGGGCCGAGCGGCGCCTCCGTCATTCTGACGGCGGTTCTGATTTTCGGCTTCGACGCCGCCCCCGAGGCGCCGCGGCTGGCCGGGGCGTTTGGCTGGCATCTGGCGGGATGGCTGCTGATTCTGGCCCTGCCGATTGGCCCCGCGCCTTTAGTTCGATCAATGTCTGTGAATATCGATCGATCAGCACGCCGTCTATTTGGCCGCCTGCGTCGCGTTCCTTTGACAACTGATTGATCACGATCGCCAGCCAACGGGCGAGCTCGTCGTCGCTTTGCTTGCCGAAAGCGCGGCGGACAATGATCACCGCGGCCTTGATCAATATCTGATCGACCTCGTGATCGAGGCCGAGCAGATCTTGCAGCCGCCAATCGACAGAAGCGGCGAGCTTGTCCAGCGTGTCGAGGCGGGGGATGCCGCCGCGATCGCGGTATGGCGCGTCCGGCGAGATGCCCGCCGCGCGCGTGACCTGAGCGATGGATTGACCGCGCTGCGCGACGCGCTCGACAAATCGCGCGCGGATTTCCGGCCAGCTTGTCACGGCAACGCGATCCCCAATCCCATTTGCCATTCTGCCGTTCTTTACAGCAAATACCGGCAAAAACAACCCCCTGCGCCCCATCCTACGACGCCAGCGCGACGGGTTCGGCGCCGTCGTTGACGCTGTGGAATTTCCCATAATAGGGTTCTGGCTGCGGACCCGATCCTCGACACCAAAGCCCCGGCGCTAAGGCCGGGGCTCTCGCTGGTAGCGATTTCGGGCCAGCCGCAGCGCCTGGGATTTGGGGATCACATGCGCGCTGTAGGACCGGCAAGCCGCCTGCCCTAAAGAGGGGGGCGATGGCCGGGCTTATAGCGCGGCGGCCGATGGAATGCCAGCGGCCGTTCTGGGTGATTGGGGGAGAAAATGCCCGGCCGCTTCTGGCTGAAGCTCGATCATCATTTTGTTTTCGACACCCGGTTCCGCCAGGCCGCGGAGGCAACCGGAACCTCCTATGGGATTTGCCAGGGTGTGGCGCTCGCCTGCGCCGCGCTCGACAACGAGGGGAAGCGGCTCGGCCCCCTCGACATCGAGCGGCTCGCCTGGATGCACGGGTGCGCGATCGAGGCGATCCGCAAGGTGATCCGCAAGCTCTGCCGGCTCGGCCTCGTCATGCGCCGGATGATCGCCTCGCTGCGCAAGCCGCGCGACCGCGAGAAGCACCGGCTAGCGCAGGCGCGCTACCGCCGGCGACAGCGCCTCGACCCGCGCCAGCTGAGCCTCCTTTTGCCGATCACCGGTGATCACGCCGGCGCCCAAACGCGTGATCACGCGTCTGAAAAACGTGATCACCACCTTATGCAAAACAACGACTTAGCCGGCGATCCCCCACGCCGCGCGGATCACTCCGTGATCACCCGTGATCACCAGCCTAATAAAATCAACGACATAGCGTCGGAAACCGGGATCACGCGTGATCACCCTCGATCACTGCGTGATCACCCCCCTATATGGAACAACGGCTTAGCTCAGAAACCGGTGGATCACCCGCGATCACCAGCCCCCCTCTTAGAGTCAGAGTCAGAGTCAGAAGAAGAGACTCGTGCCAACCTTCTTTCCCCCCCTGAATCGTCGAGTCCTACACACACATTGGCCGCGCTTTCAGCGCCGCCGGCGCGCGCGTCGATCGACAAGGAATTCAAGGACACCTTCTGGCCGGCCTATCCCGACACCGCCAAACGCCACCTGGCGGCGAAGGAATTCCGCGGCGCCCGCCGCTTTGCCTCGCTCGACGCGATCATGGCCGGGCTCGCCGCCTACAAGCGATCGAAGCCCGACTGGCAGCAATGGGCGCACGCCGCGACCTGGCTGCGCGGCCGGCGCTGGGAGGACGCCGCGCCGGCGGATGCGGCGCCGAAGGTCAACCCTGAGCTCCGCCGGATGACATTGGAGAGCGACGCGGCGTCATTTGAAAAGGGTGAGCTCGATCCGTTTACGAGGCTCGCCAAGATGCCGGATTATCTTGCCGAATTTCTCGCCTTCTACCGGGAGCGCACGGGTCGCGACCTGGCGGCCGAGAGGCTGGCCGCATGACCGGTTTCCCGTCGGTTGAGCAATGGGAAACGCTCAAGCGCGCGCGCAACGAAGGCGGCGGGCTCAAGGCGCTCGGGGGGCGCGAGCGCCAGTGGTACCACGCCTACGATTACGGCTGGCGGCGGGTGCGGCTGAACGACCGCGCCCAGACCTCGCCGATCGACCCGCAGGGGGAATATTTCGACGAGCCCGACGTGCTGCGCGCCGAGGCGATGTGGCGGGAGCGCTTTACCCAGCCCAAGCCCCGCTATGTGCGCGACGAGACGCCGCCCCCCGGGACCTCGGCCGAGGACGCCGCGCGCTTTCGCGCGCAATGGGAGGAGCTGGCCCGGCTCCGGCCGGCGGCGGAGGCCGAGAAGCGCGCCGGCATCGAGCGCGGCCCCGCCTTGCTCGCCTATGGCGAGGCTGCCTTTCGCATGGTGCGCGAGAACGTCGCGCGGTGGGCCGAAAAGCAGCGGCCGTTGCCGGACCAGGCGGCGGCGATCGACGAGCTGGCCCGCGAGCTCGGGGTGCGCGGCCGTCCCGAAACCGAATTCGAGCTTTAACCAGGGGAGAAACGATGGAAGCCCAGATCGTCAACCGCGACGCGCTCGGTTCTTACGTCGAGCGGATCGAGCGGCTGCATGAAGAACGCGCGACACTCAACGCCGACCTCAAGGAGGTCTACGGCCAGGCGAAAAACGCCGGCTTCGACGTGACGACGTTGCGCGAGATCGTGCGCGAGCGGCAGATGGACGAGGAGGCGCGGCACTCGCGCTATGCGCTGCTGGACAGCTACCGCGCCGCGCTCGGCATGCTCGCCGACACCCCGCTCGGCGCCGCGGCGATGGAGCGGGTCGAGGTCGAGTACCCGGCGAAATCCTTTGCCGAGCAGCCCGTTCACGAGCCCCGGCGGCGCGGGCGGCCGCGCCGCGCCACCGTCGACGACGCGCTCGGCCGCGCCCGCGCCCACCTCGCCCACTGACCCCCCGAATGGAGGACGACAACGATGCTGACCTATAGCGGCACCGCCGAGGTTTCGTTTACCGTCCCGGCCGCCGGGGCGATCTTTGTGCCGGCCGCCGATCTGGTGCTGGCGCCCGCACCCGGCCAGGAGCTCGGCACCTTGTCGCTCGAAATCCTCGACGACAATTACGATTTCAGCGCCGCCCAATGGTCGTCGCCCGACCCGCTGTTGTCGTTCTCCGGGTCGGGGCCGGAAGTCACCGTCTTGCTCGACGCCAGCACGATCGAAATCGGCGCCTGGGAAGACTACCCGGTCGCCTACGAGGTGGATTACTGAGATGCCGCGCCTTGCCGGGACGGCGCTCGTCACCTTCACCGTCGAGGATGGCGAGCCATTGCCGCCGCCCGACAGCGACAACACGATCAAATTAACCAACCGCACCGGGGCCGCGGTCGCCAACTACCCCTTGCAATTCGGCCGGCCGTTTTGCCCGGGCGAGATCCCGCACCGGCCGACGGTGCTGATCGACGGCGCGAGGGCTCCGGCGCAGGCCGACGTCAAAAACCGCTATGCCGACGGCTCGGTCCAATTCGCGGTCCTCGCGGTCGTGGTCCCCTCCTTGCCGCCCGACCTCGAGGTCACCCTGGCGATCGTCGATAGTGCTTTTGTCCCTGGGGCGGGGCCGGGTGTCGGGAATGCGCCGATCGGGCTCGGGGTCTTGCTCGACCTGGCCTTCGGCTTCAACGTCGCGCTGCGGGTGACCTCGACCGAGGGCCACGAGCAGACGATCGATTTTGCCGGGGCGCTCGACGCCGGGCACGCCATCTTGTGGACCGAGGGGCCGGTCGCGCAGACCGTCGTCATCGCCGACGACGGCACCAACCGCGCCCTCGACCTCGGCTTCGGCGACGGCTTTCGGCCGTTGCGCTGCCGCGCCGCCGCGACCTTTTGGCCGGCGACCGGTCAGGTGCACGTGCGCGTCGTCGGCGAGAGCGGGCTCACCACCGAGATCGAGGACCTCGCCTATCGCTTCGACATCCTCGCCGGCGGCGAAACCGTCTACAGCGCCGATTTGACCGGCTCGAAACGCCACTGGGCGATGAGCCGCTGGTCGCGGAGCTTTTGGCTCGGCGGCACGCCGCCGGCCGAGATCGACATCGACTGGAACGCTCGCTATCTGGTCTCGACCCTGTGGCTGCCGAGCTACGACACCAGCATCGTCTTGCCCGAGGCGACGATCGCCGGGCAGTACAAGCTCTGGACCGGAAAGCCGCACGACATCTACGACGGCGCCTGGAACGGCGGGCAATGGCAGGCCGGGATGGCGACCAGCGGCGAGCGCCAGGAGATCGGCCCCTACCCGACCTGGGACGTGATGGCATTGCTGTCGGGCGATTGGCGGCTGCGCGAGATGCAATTCGGCATGGCCGACCTCGCCTCTGCCTGGCCGACGCACCTGCGCGAGACCGACCCGGCGCGGCGGTTGAACCGCACCGACGAGGCCGGCTCGGGGACCGGGCTCGGGCATACCGTCTCGATCACCGACCGGCAGACGCTTGTCACCGGGCGCGGACAACTGACCTACAGCTATACCAAGCCCGAGCACCGGGTGCAGATCGTCGGGGCCTTGAACATCAACCAGCCATGGTCGTTCGACGGCGCCCACCAGCCGCAGCCGTGGCTGGTGCCGTACCTCCTCTCGGGCGACCCGTTCTACCTCGACGAGGCCTATTTCTGGGCCGGCAACTCGGCCGGACGCTACAACGGCGCGGCCCCGACGACCGCCTACGGCCGCGGGCCCACCGGGGCCGAGGGGGTGATCAACGACGAGGTAAGGGGCGGCGGCTGGGTGTTGCGCGGCCGGGTCGAGACCGCGCTGATGGCGCCCGATGGCGACCCCGAAAAGGAATATTTCGTGCGGCTCGCCAACGACGCCTTGGCGCGCTGGGAAGCCGGGTTCGGGATCAATGGCACCATCTTCGACGGCGACCCGACAAAGACCTGGGGCGCCAAATACGGCAACTACTACAACCAGAACGCCGGGCCGATGAACGGCAAGCCGCCCTCGCTCGGGCAGTGGGAATCGAACGGCAACCCACTGAAGGCCGATCAGAACGCGACGATCAACACCAACGAGGCGAACGGGATCTACGTGCCGGGGAGGGTCGGGTCGTTCACCTCGCCGTGGATGCAGTTTTACACGGTCTATTCGCTTGGCCGCGCCGCCGAGCTCGGCTTTGACGCCGGGCCCAACCTGGCGCATGTCGGCCGCTGGCTGATCGATTTGATCAACGAGTCGGGCTACCCGCAGCTCGTCTGTGAGTACCAGTCGCCGGTCGAGATGGCGGGCGGCGGGTTTTTCGATTGGCCGGGGTTTGTCGCAGCACACCAGCATTCGTGGCTGACCGGCGAGGATTACGCGCCGCCCTCCCAGGGCTGCACGTCGCTCCCGCAATATTGGGCGCAGAACCTGAATGCCGACGGGCGCGAGGCGTGGGCGATCCCGGGCGCCTCCTATCTCGTCGAGTTGCCGGGCGGGGCCGAGGCCTGGGCCTGGCTCGAGGCGATGGTGGTGGAGAAGATCCCGGGCTCGGCCTGCCCTTACACCAAGGAGCCGAAATGGGCGATCCTGCCGCGGCCCCCGGGCGCGCGCGGCCGCCACGTCAAGCGGGTCGGGCGAAGGAGAGGGCCGCCTCTTTTGAAGGCGGCCCCGCCCCTGGCTACCGATAGAGGGTGAGCTTGACCGTGAACGGCCAAATCACCACAATCAGCACCAGGAGCTTGCGATGCTTCACCATCGCATTCTCCTTGCTAGCGGCGTCGCGGCCCGTCCGCGGCGCCGTCATGTTTTTACCCGATCGCGGGCCGGGGTGCAGGGCATGACCTTTCGCCTGCGCCCGGACGAGCCCAGCGAGCTCGATATTCACGCCGCCTGCGCGCGCGCCCTCGACCGGCTCTTGGCGCCGCCGGCGCTCTGGTGCTGCTATCCGGCCGGGGCGGTGCAGCTCACGCCGCAGCAGCACGCGCGCTATGCGCTCCTGGGGCTGAAGCGCGGCTTCCCCGATATCCTCATTTTCCACCACGGCACCTGGGGGATCGAGCTGAAGCGGCCCGGCGGCCGGCTTTCGAAAACACGCGTTGTCCGTACCGCACGCGGCTCGCCGCGCGTCCTCGTCGGCCAGGACGAGGTTTTCCCAGCCTTGCTCGCCAGCCGCGGCTTTCGCGACATCGCCGTCGCCCACAGCGTCGAGGAGGTGCTGGCGCAATGCGCCGCCTGGCACATCCCGTTGCGCGGCCGGATCGCGGCCTGAGCCGTGCCGCAGCCCTCCGCGCACTACCGCCAGCACCACGAAGTCACCTCGCCGCGCGTCGATGACACGGCGTTCGATCCGCCTTGGCGGGTCCAATGCCGGCTCGACCGACTCCGGCGCGATCGCCGGATCACGCTTGCGCAATGGCATGCCGGCGTGCGGCTGCGCCGGCTCTACGCCATCGCCTTTCGCGGGCTTGCCGGCAACCGCGGGCTCAGCGGCTTCTCAGGGGTTCGGGCGGGCGACGGCGGCATCGCCGCCCGCCTCGATGCGCTCCGCGAATTGCGCGCGCTCAGCGCCCGCCTCGGGCCGAAACTGACGGGCTTCCTCGAGGTCGCGATCGTCGATGACGGGAATTGGGAGCGCCTCGGCCGCTTCCTCGGCGTCGATCCGAAGACCGCGAAGGAGCTCGTCGTCGTGGCGCTGCGCGCGCTCGCCGCCGCGTTCAGGGAATGAATAGCTTTAAAAGGATCGCCAAGACGAGCGGGTAGAGGGTGCCGACCATCCATTTGAGCACGCGCAGATCGGCCTCGATCCCGCTGAGCCGCGTTTCGTAGGCGGCCCCTTCTTCGGCGGCCTTTTCGGCCTTGTCCGCCGAGGCTCCGGCCTCGATCAACGCATCGCGCAATGCGCCAAGCTGCAGCGCCATGATCAAGGCCTCCGCGCGGCGTTGATGGCGTTGGCGATGGCGCTCGTTTGCGCCGCCGCCTCGGCCCGCTGCGCGCGGAATTCCTCGGCGAGATCCCGGCGCAGCCCGGCAAACCCGTCGCGGACCTCGGTTTCCAACCGTCCGACGCGGTCGTCCAGCCGGTCGATCCGATCATCGAGCCGGCTTTCGAGCCGCTGGAACATAAACGCGAACAACCCGAAGCCGCCGAGGATCAAACCGGCAAGCGCGCTGAATTGGGCGATGTCGCTCATTTCGCCTGTTCCTGGTCGGGGAACACGCATTCGTCACTTTGACGGATCAGCATCTCGACCTGTTCTCGCCAAAGGCAATTGCCGGCAACCGGACATGCGGCCAGCGCGAACCGACAGCTCGGCCATCCGAGTGGCGGGAGGACCGGGCCGGTATACATCGCGTTGTGCGTCTTCGGAATATTTAGAAAAGGCCGCGGGTCTTGCATTTTCCACAGCCGATTTGAGATATCGACGCCCTCGTTATCACAGTCTATTATATGCGCCAGCCAAGAATCGCGCCCGGCTGGGAGCCAAACCTCGTCGCAGATTTCACCGATTTTCTTGTTTCGCGCTTGCTCGAAGGGCGAAAATTCACTCCCTCCGCCCGACTGTTCGGCCTGCCCGACACCGGCGAGGCCGAGCGAGAATGCTGTCGCGGCGAGGATGTTGACGAGGTGCCTTGCCGTCCGCACTTTGAATTGAGCCATTTCGTGAGTCCCTTCACGGTCTGGTCAGAGGCGGCCGGGTGTTTCGCGCACCCTGCCGTCTCGCCCTATGTGATGCCGGTCCCGCCGTCTCGCTTGATAAATCTCGCCGTTTTTTTGATCGCTCGCGCCAAGCGGCGGCCAAGCCCAAAATCCGGTTGACAAATTCCCGTTTTTGCACGCGATTTTGATAAGCGTCGCGAGACGCGGCACCAAATCCCAGAGATGCCATTCCGCCGACCGGTTCATCGCGCAACCGGCGTTCGCTCTTACCTCGAAAACCGCGCGCTCTACTTCCGCGAACGCGCCTCGCCGTCGCGCACCTATGGCCGCCGCTGGCAGCGTTTGCGCCGGTTTTACCTGGCCGCGCATCCCTTGTGCGAATGCGGCTGCGGCTACGCCGCGAGCGTCGTCGATCACAAGACGCCGCACCATGGCGACCCGCAGCTCCTCTACGACTGGGGCAATTTGCAAGCGCTGACCAAAGCTTGCCACGACAAGAAGACCGCCACATTCGACGGCGGCTTCGGCAACCCGATTCGATGAAAGCGCCGAAACCCCCACCGCCCAAAAGGGAGCCGCCGCCGATCAAACGGCCCGACGTTCCAAAGCCGACGCCGCCACGTCCTGAGCGACGCTCCGGTAGGCCATGATGACTCAGCCCGGCTTGCCAGGGCTCGAATTTGCCGAGCGGCGGTACTTCGGGCGGCACCCAAAAACCGATGAAGAGCGCCGACAGCGGGCGCGCGCTGCCCGCCGACGGAGCCGCACTGCGCGATATGAGGAAATGCGCGACTATAGGAAGACCAAATATCGCGAGAACCGAGCACAGGTCCTTGCTCGGGCGGCGGCTCAATATCGTAAACGGCGAGCAGATCTGGGCAAGATTGTTAAAACCCCATATGGCGCCAAACTATCCGAGCAAGAGCGCCAAAAGCGCCGAGCTTTAGCACATGCACGATGGGCCGCCGCCAATCGAGAACGGATCAATGCTCGGGTTCGGGAGCGTCGCCGTAGCAATCCTCAAGCTCGAAAAGCCGCCTACGAACGCCGACGGCAAAAGCCAGCCGAGAACCTTTCCAGTGCGATGCGCTCGGCAATCCGGCGTGCGTTCACCGTCAAAAAATTACGGACCGACAAAAACGCTCGATCCTGGGAAGCGCTCGCCGGCTACACCGCACAAGAATTGCGCGCCCATCTCGAAAAACAATTTCAGCCGCGCATGTCCTGGAAAAATTTTGGCAAGTGGCATGTCGATCATATCGTGCCGGCGTCGTCTTTCAACTTCACCTCAGTCGATGATCCGGAATTTCGCGCATGCTGGGCACTTTCCAATCTGCGGCCGATCTGGGGCAAACAAAATCGCGAGAAAGCGGCGCGCCGGGAACACCTTTTATGACGGAAAAAAATGCGTCGATTTCCTAAACAGGAAATGTTGGCTGGGGCGCGGTCTACGGGGTGGAGAGGGGAAAGTTTCGACCCCCCTACCCGCGGCGGGGGCGGGTGATCTCGCACCGGCTGCTCGTCGTCCTCGTCATCGTGCTGGTGGTGCTGGCGGTCGCGGGCTTGCCGCGCTGGCCCTATTCGGTGAGCTGGGGCTATTACCCCTCGGGCGGCCTGGTGCTGATCCTCGTCGTGCTGCTGATCCTGGCCTTGCTGTAATGGCCGGACGCCGGCCGAAGCCTACCGCGTTGCACCGCTTGCAGGGCACCTGGAATGCGACCAACCACGGGCGCGACCGGGTCGGCGAGGCGATCGCCCTGGGCGAGCTCGGCAAAGCGCCCTCCGGGCTCACCCCATTGGAACGGCGGGTCTGGCGCTATGCGATCGAGCACGCGCCGCCTGGCGTGCTGAAAGCGATCGACCGCGATCTCTTGATGGTGTGGTGCGAAGCGCGCGCCCGGTGGGAGGTCGCACGGCGCGAGCAGCTGCGGCTCGACCGCGAGGCGCCGATGAAGCTCTGCATCATGGGGTCGAACGGCAATCCGCGCCCCTCGCCCTACCATGCGATCCTCGAACGCTGCGCCGGCACGATGTTTCGCGCGGCGCAGGAGCTCGGCTTCAGCCCGGCAGCGCGGCCGCGGATCCGCATCGCCCCCGAGCCTCGGGCCGACGAGGCGAGCCCGTGGGCGGCGTTGCGCCTGGTGAGCGAATGAGCCAGGTCGGACGCGGCTTTACCCATGATGCGATCGACTATGCCGAGCGGCTCGTCGGCGACCGTAGCTTGGCGAGCTTTCACGCGCGGCTCGCGGCCGAGCGGTTTTTGCGCGACCTCGACCAGGCGCAGAAAGGCGGGCGCTGGCGCTTCGACCATGCCAAGGCCTCGCGGGCGATGCTGTTCGCCGCCACCATGCCCAACATCAAGGGCCCCGAGGCCGGCAAGCCGATCCGCCTGATGGATTGGCAGAAATTCGCGCTCGCCAACATCTTCGGCTTTGTCGACGAGACCGGCACCCGGCGCTACCGCCAAGGTGTCATCTATGTCCCGAAAGGCAACGGCAAGACCACGATCAGCGCGCCCTTAGCGCTTTACCTGACCTTTGGCGAGCGTGAGGGGGGTGCCGAAGGCTACGCCGCCGCGGTGACCCGCGACCAGGCGCGGCTCCTCTTCGACGTGGCGCAGAACATGACGCGGCGCACCGACGAGATGCGCAGCGAGTGGGGTGTCGGCGTCCTGACCAACTCGATTTTCCAGGAGGAGACCGCCTCGAAATTCGTGCCGATCAGCTCCGACGCCAAGGCGCTCGACGGGCTCAACGTCCAATGCGGCGTCTGCGACGAGATCGGCAGCCACCGCACCAGCGAGGTTTACGATGCGCTCACCACCGCCATGGGCAAGCGGCGCCAGCCGTTTCTTCTTTCGATCTCGACCGCCACCGGCAACACCGCCGGCATCGGCAAGCAGCTCTGGGACTACAGCTTGCGGGTTTTGCAGCAGAGTCAGGAAGATGATCGGCTCTTTGCCGTCCTCTATTCGATCGACGAGGAGGACGATCCCTGGGCCGAGGAAACCTGGATAAAGGCTAACCCCGGCTGGGGCCAATCGGTGCAGCCCGAGGCCTTGCGCTCGATCATGCGCCAGGCCAGAAACAACCCGGCGCAAGAGGCGGCGGCGCGGACCCGGCACCTCAACATCTGGATCGGCGCCGACGAGGCGCTTTACAGCCTGCGCGCCTGGAACGCCTGCGCCGACCCGACCCTCGACCTCGCCGACTTTGCCGGCCGCCCCTGTCACCTGGCGATCGACCTCGCGTCGAAGACCGACCTCGCCGCCCTCGCCATCGTGTTTCGCGAGGGAGAAGGCTACGCCGCCTTCGCCCGCTGCTACATCAACGAGGCGGCGGTCATCGAGGCGAGGAACGCCAGCTATCCCGGCTGGGCCAATGACGGCGACCTCGTCGTCACCGGCGGCGAAGAAACCGACTTTCACACGATCGAGGACGACATCCTCGATTTCTGCCGGCGGCTGCGGGTCGAGAGCGTCGCCTACGATCCGTGGGCCTCGACCTATCTCGCGCAGCGCCTCGCCGAGCAAGGCGTGCCGATGGTCGAGTTCCGCTCCTCGACGGCGAATTTCTCGGAGCCCACCAAGGAGCTCGACGCGGCGATGCGCGCCGGCCGGCTGCGTCACACCGGCAACGGCCCGTTGACCTGGTGCATCGGCAATGTCGTCGGCCACGAAGACGCGCGCGGCAACATCTATCCGAAAAAAGCGCGCCCCGAGAACAAGATCGACGGCGCGATTGCATTGATCATGGGGATTGCCCGCGTCATGCAGGACGGCGGCCCCTCGGTCTATGAAACGCGGGGGCTTCTGAGCCTCGGATGAGCCTTTGGACCTGGCTCGTCGGCAGCGAGCCGCCAGCACCGCCGCCGATCATCCGCACCGAGCCCCAGCTCGGCGTAAACGGGGTGCCGGCGTTCAAGGCGCCGGGCGACATCGTCGGCTCGTTGAACAGCCTCGCCTTCCCGCAGCCGCTGCTCTACGCAGCATTGGGCGGCTACGCGTCCAACACCGGCGTGCCGGTCACCCCCTTTACCGCATTGCAAAGTGCCGCGGTCTACGGCTGCACCAAATGCATTGGCGAGGACATCGCCTCCCTGCCGCTACAGATCCGGCGCAAGACCGCGAACGGCGGTTGGATCATCGACGAGCGGCACCCACTCAACCTGCTGTTTCGCAAGCCGAACCGGTGGATGTCGGCCTTCCAGTTCTGGTCCTACGTGTTGACCGCCTATTGCCTGCGCGGCAACAGCTACATCGTCATCCAGCGCGACCGCGCCGGCGCCCCGGTCGAGCTGATCCCGGTCACCCCCGATCGGGTCACGGTCAAGCTCAGCCCCGAGACCGGCGAGCCCTGGTATCTCGTCAATGCGCGGCAGATCGGGATCGGGGTCTGGGTCCCGCCCGACGACATGCTGCACATGATGAACATGTCGGTGGACGGCTATTTGGGCCTCAGCCCAATCGCCTGCGCCCAGGACGTGATCGGGCTCAGCCTCGCCGCGCAGCAGCATGGTGCGGTTCTCTTTCGCCAGGGCGGCCAGATCTCGGGCGTCCTCAAGCACCCGGGCCGGCTCGGCAAGGAGGCCGCCGAGAACCTTGCCGAAAGTTGGCGCGACACCCATGGCGGCGTCCAGAACGCCCACAAGATCGCAGTTTTGGAAGAAGGCATGACCTTCGACAAAATCGCGATCACCAACGAGGACGCGCAATTTCTGCAAACCCGGCAGTTCCAGGTCGTCGATATCGCCCGCATCTACCGGGTGCCGCCGCACAAGCTCGGCGAATATGGCCGCGCCACCTTCAACAACCTCGAGCAGCAGCAGCAGCAATACATCGACGATTGCCTCGGGCCGCACACCGAGCAGCTCGAAGGCTTAATGAACGACCAGCTCCTCTTCGACGACGAGCGCACCGCCTACGAAACGCATTTCGATTTCACCGGCCTTTTGCGCGGCGATACGATCCGGCGTTACCAGTCCTATCAGATCGGGCTCCTCAACGGGTTCATGTCCCGCAACGAGGTGCGCGCCCTCGAAGGGATGAACCCGATCCCCGGCGGCGACGAGTATCGGGTCCCGCTCAATACCGGGAACCCATTGCACCAAGGCGGCAACACGCCGCCGATGCCCGGCCTCGGCGAGGGTGAGGGCGACAGCGAGGAATGAATTTCCTCGACGCAGCCGCCTGGAAACGGCTGCACCTGAAACGCCTCGGTCGCGGCTACGTCCGGCGCGGGGGTGCGGCACTCGCCGGCTTGCGCAAGCACGCCTCGGGCCCGGTCGAAAAGCTCGACGACCGCACCCTGCGCTTTACCGTCTCGACCGGCGCCGTCGATCGCGACATGGACACGGTGGCGCCCGGCGGCTGGGACCTCGCCGCCTTCGAAAAAAACCCGGTGGTGCTGTGGTCGCACCGCGCCGACGACCCGCCGATCGGCAAGGCGATCGATTTCGGCGCCGACGAGCGGCGCCTCTTCTCGGCGGTGCGGTTTTTGCCGGACGGCTACGGCAAGGCCTCAGAGATCGCCGACACGATCTACCGGATGGCGTCGGACGGCTGGCTTGCCGCGACGAGCGTCGGCTTTCGGCCCGTCAAATGGGATTTCACCACCGACGTCGAGCGCGGCGCCGAGGATTGGTTCCCGGGCATCGATTACCAGCGCCAAGAGCTCGTCGAGTTCTCGATCGTCTCGGTGCCGTCGAACCCCGAGGCGCTGATCGAAGCGCCGATCGAGCCCGGCGGCGACGATCAAGGCTCGGCCAACGTCATCGTGCCGGCGCCTGTTCAACTCGTCGGCTACGACCCCGACCGGCGCAAGCGGCGCGCGCGGGCGGCAATGCTCGGGGTTTTTTAAGGAGGACCACAGATGCCGTACCGCGACAAATTGCACGAGTTGCAGCGCAAGCGCTCGGCGCTGCGCGAGCAGGTCGCCGCCTTTATCAAGCAGGACGAGGACCGCCCCGAGGGCGAGCCGATGTCCGACGACGACAAGACCAAGTTCGACCAGATCATGGCCGAGCTTCAGGAGCTCGAGGACCGCATTGCCCGGTGCGAGCGGGCGATCACCGCCGCCGCCCCGGACGACGACCAGGCCCGGGCCGACAACGGCAACGGCAACGGCAATGGCGACGACGACGAGGACCGCGACGATGACGACGAGGACAAAAGATACCGGGGGCCCGGAATGAGCGGCGTCGCCGGGATCGTCGCCCGCGGCGGGCTGCGCGTCTATGCAAGGCCCAAGCGCCATCCGATCGAGGGCAAAGGCTTTGCCGTCGCCCGCTTTATGATCGGCCTCGTCCATTCGAAATGGTTCGGGCCCGAGAAGGCGGCCGAGTTCGTGACCAATCGCTTTGGCGACGACCAGGTCGCCAAGATGCTTGTCAGCAAAGCCCTGAACTATTCGGTCGTCGCCGAGGGCGGTGCCTTGATCCCGCAGGATTTCATCGCGGAGTTGATCGAATTGTTGCGCGCCAACGTCGTGGTCCGCGCCGCGCAGCCGATGAGCGTGCAGATGCCGATGGGCAATTTGACGATCCCGCGGCTCGCCGGCGGCTCGACCGCAGTCTACCAAGGCGAGCTCGACGACATCAGCGTGACCGAGGAAGCCTTCGACGATTTGAACCTCGTCGCGAAAAAGCTGACCGCGATGGTGCCGGTGTCGAACGATCTGATCCGGCGCGCCCCGATCGGGGTCGAGGCGATCGTCCGCGACGACCTCGTCCAGGGGATCGCGAGGAAGGAGGACAAGGTCTTTTTGCGCGGCGACGGCTCGGACAAGGGGCCGGTCGGCTGGCGCAGCCTGGTCTTGGCCCCGAATTTGATCACGATCCCGGCCTTGGGCGCCACCCCGGCCCCCGGCGACGACCTCAACATCGTGGTTCAGGCGTTGGCGGCGCTCAAGCTGACCTTGGTTAACGGGTTGAGCCGGATGATCCGCCCGACCTGGTTTATGGCGCCGACGGTGCGCGAATACATCAAGACCCGGCGCGATTCGGTCGGCGGCTTTTACTACAAGGACGAGGTCAATAGCGGGACGCTCGAAGGTTTTCCGATCATGGTCTCGCAGCAGCTCCCGACCAATCTCGGCGCCGGCAACGGCTCGGAAATCTACCTCGTCGATATGGCCGACACGGTCATCGCCGACACCTTGAACGTCACCGTCGACGCCTCCGACGTCGCCGCCTATTACGGCACCGACGGCAAGGTGGTCTCCACCTTTCAGCGCGACCAGTCGCTGTTCCGGGTCATCGCCGAGCACGATTTCAACATGCGCCACCTGCAAAGCCTGGCGGTCGGGATCACCTCGGATTGGATGTTCTCGGGGCTCCCGGGCTCTTCGGGGGCGCCGTGGTCAACCCAGCCCTTGAACCCGCATTGGGCGCAGGCGCCGGCGGCGTGGCCGGCGAACCCGACGCACGATGCGGCGCCGACGATCTACGACCCCGCGGTGGTCGGGACCTCGGCCTTTGACGGCACGCTCACCACCAACCCCGGCGGCGGCCCCTACCCGCTCGCCACCGGATTGAGCGAGGGCGAGCCCCCGGCTGCGCCGCCACCGCCGAGCGGGCGCCGCGGCGGCGGCAGCGGAAGCGGTGAAGGGGCGACCGCGCGATGAGGACGCAACCGCAACCGCAACCGCAGCCGCAGCCCGGGACGCGGCTCGGGCCGCAGGCGCGCCTCGCCGTGCGCTTTACCGGCCGTTGGCAGAGCTACTACCCGGGCGACGTCGCGACCTTCCCGGCGCGGATGGCGGCGAACCTCGTCGCTCGCGGTAAGGCCCAGCGGGTCAACATCGCGCCGCCCGACGCCCCGGTGCCGCCCGACGCGGTCTGGGCGACCCGGCCCCCGGCCGAGCATGTCGTGAAGGGCGGCGGCGGCTGGGACGACGACATCGACCTTTAGATGTTCGCGTCGGTGCGCACCGTCACCCCGCCCGCCGTCGAGCCGGTGGATCTCGACACCGTGCGCCGGCATTGCCGGGTCGATTCGAATTACGACGACGATTTGCTGACGATGTATCAGACGGCGGCGCGGCAATGGGCCGAAGCCTGGCTCAACCGCGCGCTGATCACCCAGGAGCTGCGCTTTACCCTCGCCAACAGCCCGCCGCCGACCGCCTCGCCCTTGGTGCCGCAGAGCCTGATCGTCTTTCCGCTGAATTGGCCGCCGGTGATCCGCAAGCCGATCTCGATCCCGCGCGCGCCCTGCATTGCGGTCGCCTCGGTCATGTGGGGCCAGGTCGGCGAATTGGTCGCGGCCGATCCCGAGAACGATTATGTCCTCAACCTCGAGGTCGAGCCCGGGCAGATCATGCTCAAGGCGCCGCTGGTGCCGATGATCCCGGCCTATGCGATGCAGATGGACTACACCGCCGGCTACGGCTCGACCGCCGACGCCGTGCCGATGCCGATCCGCACTGGGATCCTGCTGCTGACCGCCTACCTTTACGAGGGCCGCGGCGACGTGAACGCCGCCGGCCCCGACGCCGCTTGGGCGCTGATGACGCCCTACCGGCTCTGGCAATTTGCAGGATAGGAGCTGTCGATGAGCGTCGTTGTCGGCGATCCGGCTGACCTCGTGATCTCGATCGAATACGCGCCCGACGGGCTCGCCTGGTGCGACATGTGGGACAATTCGATCCTTGCCTGGACGATCGACGAGACCGGCGCGGCCGAGCCCAAGCCGAATGTCGTCGGCGCCTTGCCGCCGGCGGCGCCCGACACCGACCCGATCAAATCGCCGCAATGGGTGCATATCCGCGGCGGCGCCGCGATCGCTCCCGATTTGTGGCGGGGCTCGCTCGCCAAGCTGTGGGAGTGGCTCGCAACCAACAACGGTGCTGCGCGCCAATTGCGCGGCAACTTTGTCCATGGCGGCCCATTGAACTCGTTTGCCAACTGGGCCGCCGCCAACCAGGCCTTGGTCTGGCCGGGGCCAGGTGCCGTCTTTGATTCCGGCGCCGAAAATAAAGACGGCGCCGCCGCGGCAAGCGATGCCCGCCCCTCGGCGCGGCATCGGAGCAGCCGGGAATAATTGATTGCCGGACAACCCGTCGGGCTCGTTGCCGGCGCAGAGCGGGATCGGGCAGCTCCGGTGGCTGGTGACGCTTTACCGGCGCGACCAGGGGCCGGGGCCGGGCGGGGCGATCTCGGAAGCCTTGACGCCGATCGCCAATGTCCACGCCGACGTGCAGCCGACCTATCCCTCGACCTTTTATCTGTCGGCGCAGATCGATACGCCGGTGACCCACCTCGTGCGGCTGCGCTGGCAGGATTACGTCGAGACGACCCACGTCATCGCGCGCTCGACCTGGCGGCCGAGCGACGGGACGATCCGCACCGAATTGTTCCGCGTCCGCCGGATCAAGGAAATCGGCGGGCGCAAGCGCTTTGTCGAATTGGAGTGCGAGCTCGAGCGTGTCGCCACGACCGAAGGCGACAGCGACGCCGAGCGCGAGTTGGTCTTTGCCGAGAACCCGGTCATCAATTGATGAGCGGCCTCGAAATGAAAATCCGGTCCTGGGGCACGGTCCGCCTCGACAAGACGGGGATGAAGAAATTGATGCGCGCCGCCGGCGGCGAGGTCGCGCGGAAGACCCGCCGGCTGATCGCGCAATCGACCGGCAGCGGCCGGACCTATCGCGGCGGCGGCGGGGCCGGCTATCGCGGCGGCTACCGCGCCGGCCATTACCGCGCCTCGGCGCCGGGATCGCCGCCGGTGCGGGTCACCGGCACCCTCTACCGCTCGATCCGCACCTATCCCTACCGCTCGGGCGACGGCTTTGCCGTCCGGGCGCGCGCCGTGCACGCCTCCTTCCTCGAAATCGGCGCCACCGGCGGCGGCAATCCAGGGCGCCGGGCGATCGCGGCGCGCGGCGGCCGCCGGCGAACAGCGCGCCGCTACACGGTCCGCCGGCTCGAGCCGCGGCCGTTTCTCGGCAGGGTGATGCGAGAGGAGCAGGCAAGGCTCGAACGCCGATTGCACGCCGCCTTCGAGGTCGGGCTCTCCTGGCGCGAGACCAAGGGGACCGCCTGAGATGGTCGTCGATGCGACGATCGCCCAGCTCCGCGCCGCCTGCCCGCCGCTCGGCGGGCGCGTCGCCGGGGCCGCGGATTTTCAATTGGGCCTCCGGAACTACAACGAGAACATGCCGTTGCCGGCCGCCTATGTGGTGCCGCTCGACCAGGCGAGCCCCGGCAACCAGGTGATGACCGGGCTTATCCAAGTCGTCGAAAAGACGATCGGCGTGATCGTCGAGTTCGACGCGCGGCCGGATCGCCGCGGCCAGGCGCCGGTCATGAATTACGATGCGATGGAAACGGCCCTTTTCGGGGCGCTCCTCAACTGGCAGCCGGCGGTCTGCGCCACCCTCAACCAGCAAGGTTATTGGTTTTCCGGCGGGCGCTTTCTCGACCTCGACCGGGCGCGGCTCTTCTACCAGTGGGAATTCGCCCTCGCCTGGCAATTGACCGACGCCGACGCCTGGTCGCCCGAAGCCGTGGACCTCGTCGGCATCGAGCTCGACCTCTATTCGGTGCCGCCGCCGATGGCCGACCAGGTCGCCGCCGGCTCCGACCCCGCCGCCATCGTCAAAATCGATACCCTTGCCCCTGGCCCCGAACAGGGGGCCGATCAGGAGACCCCGCCATGAAGGTGAAGCCCGCGCCCGGCCGCGCCGTGCGCGACCCGACGACGATGCAGCTCCTCCCCGAGGACGGCCGCGACGTGCCGAATAACCCGTTCTGGCGCCGCCGCGTCCGTGACGGCGACGTCGTCGCCGAAGACCTGCCGGCCCTTCCGGCATCGTAAAGGGACCGAATAATGGCGATCCAGTTCACCAGCTACCCGACCTCGAACCGGGTCCCCGGCGTCTATGTCGAGATGGACCCGTCGCAGGCCAACACCGCGCAGACCCTGCAGCGCAGCCTGATCCTCGGGCAGATGACCGCCGATGGCGGCGCGACGCCGCTGACCCCGCTCGAGGTGACCTCCTTGACCCAGGTCCAGCTCGCCTGCGGGCGCGGCTCGATCCTGGCGCAGATGGCCGAGAATTACCTCTCCGGCGACAATTTCGGCGATCTCTGGGTGTTGCCGTTCGAGGACGACGATTCGGCCCAGCCCGCGGTCGGCTCGGTGACGCTCGCCGGGTCCGCGACCGCCCCCGGCACCTTGAACCTCTATATCGGCGGGATCCGGGTGCGCTCGCCGGTCAATGCCGGCGACGACGCCGCGGCGGCCGCCACCGCCTTGCGCGCCGCGATCGCCGCCAACCCCGACCTCGCCGTCGCGGCCGACACCGGCACCGGTGCCGCCGTGCAACTGACCGCCAAGAACAAGGGCGAGGCGGCGAACGACATCGACCTCCGCTTCAATTACCTCGGCCAGCCCGGCGGCGAATACTTCCCGGCCGGCATTACCGCCACGGTCTCGGCGATGGTCGGCGGCACCGCCAACCCCGACATCGGCGACGGGCTCGCCAATCTGAGCGACGAAACCTACGATTTCATCGTCTCGCCCTATATCGACACGGCGAATCTGGACGAGATGAAGAATTTCCTCTCGGACTACCAGGGCCGGTGGTCGTGGGAGCAGATGCTCTACGGCGGCTGCTTCAGCGCGATCCGCGGCACCTTGGGGGCCTGCACCGCCTTTGGCACCAGCCGCAACGACCAGCACATGTCGATCATCGCCTTTGACGATTCGCCCGACGTCGCCTGGAACTGGGCGGCGCAGGTGGGGGCGCGCTGCGCCGCCTCGTTGCGCGTCGATCCCGGGCTCCCCTTGCAATACATCGGGACCACCTTGAAGGCCCCGCCCGTCGCCTCGCGCTGGTCGATCGGCGAGCGCAACACCTTGCTCTATGACGGGCTCTCGACATTCCGCGTCGCCGACGACGGCACCGTCACGATCGAGCGGATGACGACGACCTACCAGCGCAACGCCGCCGGCGCCACCGACGACGCCTATCTCGACGTCGAAACCATGTACGGGCTGATGTTCGTGGCGCGCGACCTGGCGAACTATTTGCTCGCCCGCTATGCCAGGAAAAAGCTCGTCTCCGACACGACGCCGATCCTCCCCGGGTCGAATTGCGTTTCGGCGCAAATGATCAAGGCGTCGGTGGTCAGCGAGTACATCGCGCTCGAAGCCGCGGGCTATGTCCAGAACTCGCGCAACTTTGCCCGCGACGTCGTCGCCGAGGACGCCGGCCACGGCCTCGTCAAAATTCTGGCGCCGGTCGATCTGGTCAACCAGCTCCGGCAGATCGCGATCCTATTGCAGTTCCGGAAATCGTAAGGAGGTTCGGTCATGCCGAATTGCGAGCGCCTGGCCGGCATCACCGGGCTCACGATCGACGGCACCGCCTACATGGTGGTGTCGGACGTCACCTGGTCGCCGGCGCGGTGGAAGCGCGAGACTTTGGTCGGGCTCGACTCGGTGCACGGCTTTAGCGAGGTCCCGATCCAGGGCTATGTCGAGGCGACGCTGCGCGACTCGGGGGCGATCTCGGTCGGCGACTTCAACGACATGCGCTGCGTCGAGGTCCTCATCAGCCTCGCCAACGGCAAGGTGGTCGGCGGCTCGAACATGTGGAACACCGCGGCGCTCGAGGTGCGCGCCGCCGAGGGCACCTTTCAGGTGCGTTTCGACGGGATCAACGTTTCGGAGCAAGCCTGATGCTGAGCCAGGACGTCGTTTCAAACGGCCACGCCGCGCCCGAGCCGGCGCGCACGCTCGACATCGAGATCGACCCGCCGGTCGACGCCAACGGCCGCACCTGGACGATGCTGCACCTCGAGGAGCCGACCGCGCGGATGATCGAGCGCGCCGAGGCCGAGCTCGCCGGGGCGGTCAACATGCACACGATGCGGAAATACCAGATCGCCTTGGTCAGCCAATGCTCGGGGGCGCCGCGCGCGGTTGTCGAGCAGATGCGGATCAGCCAGGTGCGTGAGGCCGCCGATTTTTTATCGAGCTTCATCGCCGCTGGCCCGCCAACTGGCGAGACCTGATCGCCGATCTGGCGCATTGGTGGCATTGGGGCCCCGCCGAGGCGTGGGAACTGACCGGCAGCCAGATGCTCTACTGGCTCGATCAAGCGCAGCGCATTCAAAATGTGCAGCGCCAGATGCGCGAAGAATAGATGGCCGGCTATAGCGTCACCTTCTCGGTCGTCGACGAGGCGACGGCGCAGATCGAGCGCATTTCGCAGCGCATCCGCCAAATCCGCGAGCCGATCGAGCGCCAGGCGCGCGCCGTGCAAAAATTCATCGACGCCGCCGGGCTCGGCAAGGTCGCCGACGGCTTTACCTCGATCGCCCGCACCGCCGGGGCGGCGTTTTCATCGTTGTCGCGGATCGTCCCGGTGCTCGGCACGATCACCGGCGCCGCGACGATCGCCGGCGTCTATGAGCTCGCCAAGGGCTTTGCCGCCTGGGGGGTCGCCTTGCGCACCGATGCCGACCGGATCGGCACCACCGCGCAAAAGCTCGAAACCCTACAAGACATGATGCGGATCGCGGGCGGCTCGGCCGATGACATGACCGCGAGCCTGAAAGACCTGACCACCTCGGCGGCGGCGGCCTTTACCGGGCGCGACACCAATGCGGCCGCCTGGTTCAACCGCGCCGGCATCGCCTTGCGCGACGCCAACGGGCATTTGCGCAACACGACCGAGCTTCTTCCCGAGGTGCTCAAATTTCTCGACAGCATCAAAAATCCGGCGGATCGGATGACCGCCGCGATCGGGCTCGGCTCGGCCAGCTTTGCGAATTTGACCGAAGAGATCGAGCGCGCCCGCCGCTCGGGCGAAACCTTCGAAGAGGCTTACCGGCGCATTGCCGACGCGGCCGCTCGGCGGCCGATGATCTCGCAAGAGGACATCGACCGCGCGCAGCGCTTTAGCGAGGCGACCGGCGATTTGACGACGAGCCTCGGTCACCTGGCGCACACCATCGGCTCGCTGTTGAGCGATCCGGTCGCGGCGCTCGAACGCGGCGTCACCCATGTCTCGGATTTGCTCGACCGCATGACCCGAGCGATCGACCGGTGGATCAACGATCCGAAAAACGATTCCTTTCTGCGCAAGGCCGCCGGCGGGGCCTGGTGGCTGTCGACCGGCGGCCCCGGCCGAGCGATCCTCGGCTACGGCTACGACAAGCTCTTCGGCGGCGAGAAATTCGGCCCGCCGGTCCCGCCGGAAATGCAAAAGATCAAGCCCGGCGCCGGCCCCGCGGCGCTCTCGGGTGACCATGCCGAGTTTTTGAAGAAGGCCTGGCCGCTCGCCCAGCAGGTCGCGGCGCAAACCGGGCTCGACCCGCGCGTCGTCGTCGCGCAAGCAGCGCTCGAAAGCGGCTGGGGCAAGAAGGCAAGCGGGCAGAACTTCTTCGGCGTCAAGCCCGGCGGCACGCTCGCCCAATACGGGTCGATGGAGGAGAGCTTTCAGGCTTACGCCGATTTGATCAACCGCCGCTATCCCGCGGCGCGCGCCGGCAAGACGCCATCCGAGCAGATCAGCGGCCTCGTCGCCGGCGGCTATACCGCCGATGCCGGCTATGCCGAGAATTTGAACAGGATCGTCAACCAGCTCTCGCCCTCCGGCGGCACCGCGCAAGAAAACCTGAGCGCCAATTTCGCCAAGCACAGCGGTCTCTTCGGGCCGCCCGGCGACGCCGGCCGGATGGTCACGATCACCGGCCCCGGCGGCGCCCGGTTCACGGTCAACAAGCTCGCCGCCCCGCAATTCGAGGCATTTCTCAACGATTTCCATCGCGCGCATCCCGATTATCCGATCACCTCCGGCGGCGGCTACAACCGGCGCACGATCCGCGAATCGGCCGAATGGTCCGAGCACGCCTACGGCACGGCGATCGACATCAACCCCGCGACCAATCCGATGCTGATGGGCAAATTGCAAACCGATCTGCCTGGCGATACCGGCGACATTGCCGCCCGCCACGGCATCAAATGGGGCGGCTCGTTCCACGATCGCCCCGACCCGATGCATTTCGAAATCGCCCGCTTGCAGGCCGAGGGCGCCCCGGCGCAGGTGACCGGCGGACCGCCGGTCAATGGCTCGGTCGATGTCACGGTGACGCACAAGAACCCGCCGCCCGGCGCCAATCTGCGCGTCGCCGGCACCGGCGACGTCGCGGTCGCGCCGCCGCGCACCGAATTTCAGGCGATGTCGGGGCCGTGATCTCGGCCCAGGCGACCCAGGACAGCGGGATCGACCTCGCCGGCGACAACCGGCCGGGGTCGTGGCTCGCCTCGTCCTGGTGGCAGCAATTGCAGCCGGGGTCCTGGCGCGGCGTCGGGTTTGTCATGGACGCCGCCGAGAACCGCGCCGGCCGCCGCGTCGCCTTGCACGAATACCCCTACCGCGACACGGTCTGGCCGGAGGACCTCGGCAAGCTCCCGCGCCGCTTTGCCTTTCAGGCGTTTCTCGTCGGCGACGACGTCTACCGGCAGAGGAACGCCATGGTCGCCGCCTGCGAGCAAGCGGGCCCCGGGACCCTGGTGCATCCGACGATGGGGACGGTCACCTGCACCTTGCTCGAATTCTCGACCACCGACCGGCGCGAGCGCGGCCGGATGGTCGAGGTGGCGTTCCAGTTTGTCGTCGGCGGCGACCAGCTCCTGCCGGTGCCGGCGAGCTCGACCGGGGCCGCGGTCGGCGATGCGGCGGCCGGGGTCAACACCGCCTCGGCCTCGGACCTTGGCCTCGCGCTCGGCGCGCTCGGCTCGGTGCCGCAGGCGGCGACCCGGGCATTGCCGCAATTCGGCGCGCTCGCCTTGCAGGTCATCGATGACCCGGCCCGCGCGCTCGGCGCAGTCGCCGGCCTCGCCGGATATTTCGGCCGCTACGCTTCGGGCTCGCGCACGACCCTATTGCCGGCGACGGCGACAATCGCCTCGACGCTCGCCGACAGCATTACCCGGCGCTCGGCGGTCCTCGCCGATGTCGCCCGGCTGACCACGACGGTGTTGACCACCGCCAGGCCGCCGTCTTTATTCCTGGCGGCGGGATCAAAGGCGCCGCCGAGCGCCGGCCTGCGCGGCGCGACCCCAGCTCCCCCGCCGCTCTATTGGAACGCAACGGAATTTGCCGCGGCCGGGCAGCAGCTCGCCGCCGATCTGGTGCTCGCGGTTTCGAGCCCAGCCGACGCGATCCGCCTGCTATTGCCGCTCTGCGCCTGGCTGCCGCCGCCGCTCCCCGGCTCGGGCCCCTTGTGGGCCGACGCCGCGGCCGCGCAAGACGCGATCGCCGGCACTCTGCGCGCATCCGCCTGCGCCGCCTTGGCGCAAGCCGCGCTTTCCTACCGGCCGGCGAGCTACCAGGACGCGCAATCGGTGCGACTGCTCGTCGTCGGCGCCCTCGACGCCGAGGCGATCCGCGCCGCCGATGCCGGGCGCGACGCCACCTACCGGGCCTTGCGCGATTTGCGCGCCGCCGTGGCGCTCGACCTCGAATGGCGCGGCGCCCAGCTCCCGATGCTGATCGAGGTCACCACGCGGGTCCCGATGCCGTCCCTCGCCGAGGCCTGGACGCTCTATCAGGACACCTCGCGCGAGCCGCAGCTCACCGCCTCGGCGGCACCCGCTCACCCGCTCTTCCTGCCCCTCGAATTTTCGGCGCTCGCCGCATGAGCGGGCTCCGGGCGACCTCGGCCCCAGCCGACGGCGACCGGCTCGGGCTCGTCATCGGCAACCGCGAATGGGTCGGCTGGCAGCGCATCCAGGTCACCCGCTCGGTCGATACGATCCCCGCCTCGTTCGACCTCGAGGTCACCGAGCATTATCCCGACCTCGCCGCCGAGCTCGTCGCCAAGCCCGGCGATTCGTGCCAGATCAAGATCGGCGGCGATTTGGTCTTGACCGGCTATGTCGACCGCTACGCCGCGATCGTCGGCTCCTCGGCGCACAATGTGCGCATTCTCGGCCGATCGAAATCCGAGGACCTCGTCGATTGCTGTGTCGTGATCGATCCGAAAAAAGCGATGTATAGTGGCTCGGCGCTTTCCATCATCCAAGAGCTGGCCAAGCCCTACAATGTAAACATCACCTCGATCGCCGGCCCCGGGCGCAACATGCAGCCCTTTGCGATCAACTACGGCGAGACGGTCTGGGAGGTCGCCGACCGGCTCCTGCGCGTCTCGCAACTGATCGCCTACGACCTCCCGGACGGCTCGGTGCAGCTCGCCCAAGCCGGCAAGGAGCAGATGGCCTCGGGGTTCGAGCAGGGCCGCAACATCGAGCAGGCGGCGGTCGCCTATTCGATGGACGAGCGGTTTTCGAAATACGAGGGGCACGTCGTCGCGACGGTGGTGTTCGGCACCGATGCCGGGCCGAACTTGCCGGGCGTCGGCGACCCGGTCTACGATCCGGGCGTGCCGCGGTTTCGATTGCACTATGTGCTGAGCGAGCAAACCCAGGACGGGATGCCGATCGCCCATGACCGGGCGGTCTGGGAGATGAACCGCCGCAGCGGCCGCAGCCTCGCCGTCACCTTGACCACCGACGCCTGGCGCGACAGCGCCCGGGCGCTCTGGGCGCCGAACCACCTGGCGCCGATCAAGCTTCCGGCGCTCAAGGTCGACGAAACGCAAAAGTGGACGATCGGCCAGGTCACCTATACCCGCGACGAGACCGGCCAGCACGCGACCCTCGTCCTGATGCCGCCCGGCGCCTTTCTGCCGGAGCCGACCGCCTATATGCCGACCCCGGCCCTGGTGCAGGACATCGAAAAGAACAACCCGGCGAAGAAGCCGTGAGCACCACCGACCGGCTCTACCGGCGGATTCTGATGGCGCTGGCGCCGGCGATCGTCACCGCCACCGACGACACGGGGCCGGTCCACAAGGCGCAGATGCGGGTCAACGGCACCCCCGAGCAGATCGACGGGGTGCCGCTGATGACGTTTTACGGGCTCGCCTCGCACCAGCCGGTCGGCTCCGACGCGGTCGCGCTCTTCGCCTGCGGCTTGCGCGCCAACGGGGTGATCGTCTCGACCAACAACCAGAAATTCCGATTGCGGAACCTGAAATCGGGCGAGGTCGCGCTTTATACCGACGAGGGCGACAGCATCAAGCTCGCGCGCGGCAAGATCGTCGCGGTCACCGCCGGCGAGGCGTGCAACATCACGACGAAGAACGTGACGATCGATGCCTCGGGCCTGGTCACGATCAAGGCCAGGACCAAGGTGCGGGTCGAAAGCCCGCGCCTCGAATGCACCGGCGACATCGTGGCGAACGTCGCGTGAGCGGCTGGGTGGACGACGCCTTGCCGGTGCCGGTCCCGGTCGGGCCCTTGCCTGCGGGCGGGACCGGCGGCGACATCCGGATCGTTTGGGACAACAGCCTCACCCTCGGCGACTGGTCGTTTGCGTCGGGCGACCTCGAGACGGGGCAGGATCTCGAAACCGCCTGCCTCGTCTCGCTTTTTACCGACCGGCTCGCGACCCCGGACTTCACCCCCACCGACGGCACCGCCGACCGCCGCGGCTGGTGGGCCGATTATTACGAGGACCGGCCGCTCGGCTCGAACCTCTGGCAGCTCGAGCGCGCGAAGAAGACCCGCGACACGCTCGGCACCGCGCGGCGCTATGCGCTCGACGCCTTGCAATGGCTCGTCGAGGACGGGATCGCCGCCGCGATCGCATGCGACACCTCGTGGGTGACGCCGACGATGCTCGGGATCGCAATCGCGATCCGCAAGCCGGACGGCTCGACCGCGCGCTTTCGCTTTGGCTGGGTCTGGGATTCGCTCGCGGTCGTGACCTCGCCGGTGCGCATTCCCGACCCGTTCCCCGAATTGCAGCGCTTGGGCCGGGCCGCCTGATATGCCGTTCGCCCGCCCGACCCTGACCGCGCTCCGCGACCAGTCGATCGAGGACATCACCAGCTCGGGCGTCCCGGGGCTCACCGGCCTTCTGCGCAACGCGGTGCTGCGCGTCCTCGCCTGGTGCATGGCCGGGCTCGCCTATGCGGTTTACGGCTATGCCGACTGGATCGCCCGGATGGGCGTCCCCTTTACCGCGCTCGACGAATACCTCTATGCCTGGGCCGCGCTGATCGGGGTCTACCCGAAGGACGCGACCGCGGCCGCCGGGGCGGCGAGTTTCACGGGAAACCCCGGGACGGTCTTGCCGCTGGGCACGCCGCTCGCCCGCCAGGACGGCACCCCCTACGAGACGACAGGCGAGGGCACCGTCGATATCGCCGGCATCGTCACCGTGCCGATCGGCGCCACGCTCAAGGGCGCCTTTACCAATTGCGACGACGCGACCCCGATCTCGATCGCCCAATCCGTCGCCGGGATCAATTCCGGCGGTGCCACGCTCGGGCCGACGACCGGCGGCGCCGATCAGGAAACGAACGACGAATTGCGGACCCGGATGCTCGCCAAGTACCGGGCGCCGCCGCAGGGGGGTGCGGCGACCGATTACGTCCTCTGGGCGCTCGAGGTGCCCGGGGTGACCCGCGCCTGGTGCACGGGCGACGCGCTCGGGCCCGGCACCGTGATCCTTTACCCGATGCTCGACGACGCCGAGGCGGCGCACGGCGGCTTCCCGCAAGGGACCGACGGGGTCGCCGGCGCCGAAACCCGGGCCACGCCGGCGGCGACCGGCGACCAGCTCGTCGTTGCCGATTCGATCTACCCGCGCCAGCCGGTGACCGCCCTCGTCTATGTCGTCGCACCGACCCCCTACCCGGTCGATGTCACCTTGCTCGCCCTCGAAAGCGACACCGCCGAGATCGAGGCGGCGATCCTGGCCGCGCTCGACGACGCGTTCCTCGTCATTGGCGAGCCCGGCGGCACGGTCTACCCGTCGCAGCTCTATCAGGCGATCCTCGCGACCCCCGGCGTCCTCCACTTCACGATGTCGGCGCCGGCCCTGCCGGTCGTGGCACCCGCGGGGGCGCTGCCGGTGATGGGCGCGCTCGTTGTCGAGATCGCCGCGCTTGCCTGATGCCGGCTGATGCCGCCGCCCACCTATTCGGCCACCGACTATTTGGCGCAATTTCAGCGGCTGTTACCGCGCGGCCGGGTGTGGCACCGCGGCGTCGGGCTGGTGCAAGACGCCGACCTGCTGACTCTGATGCCGGCCTGGGTGCGATTGCACCTGCGGCTCAACGACCTCATTGCGCAAATCTTTCCGTGCACGACGACGGAGCTGGTGCCGGAATGGGAGGCGAGCCTCGGGCTCCCGGACCCGTGCACCGGCCCGCTGCCGACCCTGCAGCAGCGCCAAGCCGCGGTCTGCGCCAAGTTCAAGGCGCGCGGCGGCCAGACCAAGGCCTATTTCATCGCCGTCGCCGCCTCGCTCGGCTACACGATCGAGATCACCGAGTTTGCGCCTTTCCGCGCCGGCCAGAACCGCGCCGGGGACCCGGATTACGGGGCGGATTGGGCCTATGCCTGGCGGGTCTCGGCGATCGCCGACACGATCTGGGAATTCAGCGCCGGGGCGAGCTCGGCCGGCGAGCCGTTGCGCGCCTGGGGAAACGAGGTGCTCGAATGCGCGCTCAGGGCGGTCGCGCCGGCGCACACGGTATTGCAATTCGCCTATTTCCTCGGCGGGTCCAATTGGGACGAGGGGCAATCGATCTGGGACGACGGCGCCTCGCCCTGGGACCTGACCGTGGGCTCGGTCTGGGACCAGGGCCGCTCGATCTGGGACCGCGGCGGCTCGCGCTGGGACATGCCGCCGTCTTTATTCCCGGCGGCGGGATCAAAGGCGCCGCCGTGACGGGGGCCGGATGACGAGCTTTATCGACGCGACCAAGCCGGTTTACGGCGGCCCGACGACCGCCTCGGTGCGCGCCAACTTTCAGACTGCGCACGACGAGATCAGCGCCTTGCAAGCCGCGGTCGCCCCGCCGAGCTTCGACGTTGGAGCCCTCGTCCTCGGCGGCGGCGCCGGAGCATCGCCGATCGCCTCCTCCTTATGGACCGAGGCGGCCGGCGTCCTCACCGCCAATTATAGCGCCGCCGGCGGGTTTTTGGGGACGCAGGGAATTTATCTCGCCGGCCTGAGCGGCGGCAATCAGGGCGTGCAGATCGACGGCTACGCCTCGGTCAATATCGTCGGCCGCCGCGCCAACGGCACGCCCGCAGCGCCCTCCCCGCCGACCGCCAACCAGACATTGCTTTCGGTCACCGGCGGCGGCCACGACGGGGCGGCATGGAGCAACCAGGGCGGCGCGGCGATCTCGATCATAAGCGGGGCGCCTTGGGCGGTGGGCGACCATAGCGGTGAGGTGCAATTCAGCGTTACCCCGATCGGCTCCACGGTTCGCGGCAACGCCTGCAAGATCGCGCAGGATTCGGGTCTGATGTGGAGCGGCGTCACCGGCGGCTCGAAAGGCGTCGGCTCGATCAATTTGCAAGCTGGCTATTACATCCAGGGCGTCAACATCCTCACCGGCAAGTCGCGCGGCCAGACGACGCCGCAAAACCCGGCCGGCACGACGAGCGCGACGGCGGTCATGATGGGCCTCGCCGGCTCGATCCAACCGCAATTCAACACCGCCGTCCTGGTCGCCTTCTGCGGCTCGGCCGCCAACAGCGTCGCGGCCGCCGGCGGCACCGTGCAGATCTGCTGGGGCACCGGCACCGCCCCGGCGAACGGTGCGGCCTTGACCGGGACCGCCATCGGCTCGGTGCAGGCCTTCACCAGCCCGAGCGCTGCCGGCAAGGTCCCGTTTTGCCTGACCGCGGTGCTGACCGGGCTCACCGCCGGGACGGCCTATTGGATTGATCTCGCGGTCGCCGCGGTGGGCGGCGGCACCGCGACGGTGTCCTCGGTGGCGACGAGCCGCCACGAGATTTGAGGATCGGACATTGGCGAGCCTGATCGACCCGACCCAGCCCAACGAAGGCGACCCGACGACCGCCTCGGTGCGGGCGAATTTCCAGACCGCGCGCGACGAGATCACCGCACTTCAGGCCGGCACCGTCCCCGAGGCGCCATTGACCGGCACCCCCTACGCCCGGCAGAGCGGCGGCTGGGCGCCGATGCCGCCCGACGCGCCAACGACCGGCTCCCTCTACGGTCGCTCCAACGGCGCCTGGGCGGTCGTGCCGCCGCCGGGCATCGGCGAGGCGCCGACCGGCGGCACCCTCTACGGAAGGCGCTCGAACGCTTGGGTTGCGGTGCCCCCGGCCGGGATTGCCGACGCGCCATCGGACAGCAGCGCCTATGCGCGGCAAAACGCGGCCTGGCAAAAGGCGCCGGCCGAGGCGCCGAGCGACAATAGCTATTACGCGCGGCGCAACAGCTCCTGGCAGAAGGTGCCGCCGGAAGCGCCCAGCGACAGCGCCTATTACGCCCGGCAAAACGCCGCCTGGCAAAAGGTCCCGCCGGAAGCGCCGTTGAACACGACCCTTTATGGCCGCCAGAATGGCGCCTGGGTCGCGGTGCCCCCGGCCGGGATTGCCGATGCGCCATCGGACAGCAGCGCCTATGCGCGGCAAAACGCGGCCTGGCAGCAGGTGCCGGCCGAAGCGACGCAGGACGGCTTCTATTACGGCCGGCGCAACGGCGCCTGGGCGAAGGTGCCGGCCGAAGCGCCGCTCAACACGACCTTGTACGGGCGCAGCAACGGCGCCTGGGTCGCGGTGCCGCCGCCGGGGATCGGCGAGGCGCCGGCGACCTATCCCTATGCTCGCTACGGCGGCTCCTGGGCGCCGCTCGCCGCCCTCTACCCGGCGATGTTCGGGGCGGTGGCCGGCGGGCCCGACGCGACCGCGGCCCTGCAATCGGGTCTCGACGCCGCCTACAATCTCGGCCTCGATTTTGTGATCTCGGGCGGCGTCTATTCGGTCACCGGGCTCAGAATCTATTCCGGGATGCGATTGCACTTTGCCCAGGGCGGGTCGCTCAAGATGACCGCCACCGGCGCCTGCCTCGCCACCTTGCCGGCCCCCGGCGCCCTGCAAGGGCTGACCACCAACGTGACCCTCGACAAGCCGGTCATCGACATGGCGAGCCATGCCGGGACGGCGATCCTTCTGGAATGCGCCCGCTATTGCAAAGTCGTCAACCCGCGGCTTCTCAACCTGCCCTTGCCCGGCACCTTCCCGTGGCACGATCGGTTCGAGAATGCGGGGACGCTGCCGAATGCCGGGATCATCCTGAAGGGGATGCCGCCCGGCGGCGACGACGGCGCCGGCAACGGCGGGGCCGGGTGCTACTACAACACGGTCGAGATTATCGACATCCAGACCTCGGCCGGCGCCCGCAAGGGTTATGGCGTGTGGCTCGGCACCTCGACCGGCGGCACCAGCCAGCGCGCCAACTACAATCAATTTTACGGCGGCCAGATCGGCGGCTGCACGGTCGCCGTCTATGTGAGCTGCGGCGGCGACAACACGTTCGAATCGATCGACACCTCGTCGAACGACACCGCCTACGCGCTCGGGCTCGACGGCGCCACGCTCCCGGTCAGCCGCACCCGCATCGTCAAGCCCTATGCCGAAGCGTGCACGGTCGGGCTCCATATCGGGCTCGGCGCCAACCGGACGATCGTCGAGGGCGCCGGGAGCTGGTCGGGCACGACGACCCCGGTCGTCGAGGACCCGGGCAACACCAACCTCGGCTCTCTCTACGTCAACCTCGACACGACCGGCCCGGCGCAGCTTTTTCCCTACGACATGCTGGGGTCCGACTCGACCCTCTTTCACGTCGTCGCCGGCGCCGGCGGCGCTCCGACCGGCAGCCACGACGGCGGCATCGCGGCGATCTCCTACCAGGCCGCCGGGCACCTGGTGCTCGGCCGGATCAACGGCGTGCCC